CCCTGGACGACACGCTCGACTTGATGTCGAAGGAAGTCGAGACCGCGCTGGCCGCCGGCATCACTGTCGGCTCGCGCGTGCTCGACGTCTTCTACACCGGCATGAGTTTCGAGGACGAGCAAGGCGACAAGCCCGTCGGCATCAAGCGCATGAGCTTTTCCATCCAATTCACGGCCGCAGCGAATGCGCCGGATGCACTGAACTAACGAAAGGAGCACGACATGTCCGTTACCAAGTGGAGCAATGTTTCCATTTCCATGCAGTCCGCCCTGGCGGCTGCGAAGACCATCACGGCCATTACCAAGGCCAGCCCCGGCGTCGTTAGCTCGACGTCGCATGGCTATAGCAATGGCGACTACGTGCGCATCACTGCCCAGGGCATGTGGCAGCTCAATGCCCGTGTGTTCCGCGTCTGCTCGGTTGCAACCGATACCTTCCAGCTCGAGGATGTCAGCGGCGGCACGGGTCTCTCGACTGCGAGCTTCGATACCTTTACCAGCGGCAGCGCCGAGAAGATCACCTTCGGCAATAGCATCACCACCGCGACCAGCATGTCGGTCTCCGGCGGCAACTTTGCCATGATCGACACCACCACGATCCACGGTAACCAGAAGGCCCAGGTGCCCGGCCTGCCGGACAGCCTGACGGCTACCTTCGACAACTTGTGGGACCCGACCGACGCCGGCCAGGCAGCCATGAAGGCGGCCAGCGATGCGCAGGGTGAGCGTGCATTCAAATTCACCTTCGGCACAGGCGGCAAGATCATGACCTTCTGCGGCTATGTCGGCTTCGCCGGCGCACCGCAAGGCCAGGCGCAGGACAAGGTCACCACCTCGGCGGTGATCACCTGCAACGGCACGCCGTCCTACTACTCGGCCTAATCGATGAGCCTGGTCGAAAAGATCCGCAAGGCACGGGAAACGAAGGTCGAGGCCGGTGGCTTCACCTTCGTGATCCGCCGGCCGACGGCGCTGGAAATGATAGAGATCCAGAACCAGCCCCGCGGCCGGGCGATCCTGCCCTTCGTCATCGGCTGGGAAGGAGTCAAGGAGTCCGACCTTATCCCGGGCGGAGATCCGCACCCGCTGGCGTTCAGTGCAGACGTTTGTGAGGAATGGCTGACGGATCGGCTCGATCTTTTGGCGCCGGTGGCGGACGCTGTTTTTGCTTCCTTCAAGGCTAACGAAGACCGGCTGGACGACGCTAAAAAAAACTGACGGCCTGGCTCGAGGGGGGGCAGCTCCCGGGAGGACCAGGATCGTGCCCCATAGCCTCGGTACTCGGTTTGCGAGCATGGAACGTAATGGGCGGCATCGATTGGGCGGCGCTGCCGGTGGTGGCCGAGATGCTTGGCGTGAATGACATAGAAGGGCTGGTCACCGACTTGACGGCGATCAGAGACTTCCAGAACCGGAGCAGTGATGGGTGACACCAAGACACAAGTCGTAATCACCGCCAAAGACGAAACGGCGGCAGGATTTGCGTCGGCTGAAGCGAGTCTTCAGCGTCTGACGGGTCAATTCATTTCGCTGACCAATCCGATCACCGCTGTCGCGGCTGTCATTTCGGTGACCTCCGCCGCTATTGTCGCCAGCGTCAAATCGGCCGTCGACACGGGCGACAGCTTTAACAAGCTATCGCAAAAAACCGGTATTGCCGTCGAGTCCCTTTCTGCTCTGGCCTATGCAGGTGAGCTGTCCGATGTATCGATTGAGGCGCTGTCCACCGGAATCAAGAAGCTGTCGGTGAATATGAATGAAGCAGCCGTTGCCACCAACGGAAAAGCCGCTGAGGCGTTCAAAGTGCTGGGGGTTTCGGTACGTGATGCCAGTGGCAGCCTGCGTAGTTCAGAGGCGGTGATGGGCGACATCGCCGAGCAGTTTTCCGGGATGAAAGATGGTGCCGGAAAGACGGCGCTGGCGGTGGCTTTGTTCGGAAAGGCAGGCTCCGACCTTATCCCATTCCTGAATCAAGGTAAAAAGGGTATCGCCGATCTGACGGAAGAAGCGGAAAAGCTCGGCCTGATCATTTCTGGAAAGACGGCCAAGGCATCAGAGGAATTCAACGACAACATCAAAAAGCTCTCGCTGTCGACGGCGGCGCTCGGGCGGTCGATCGCGGCGGACCTGATTGGACCGCTGGCGGAATACACGCGGCTGATGGTTGAAGCGCGCAAGGAAGGCTCAGGGCTGTTCGGTTCGGTCGCGATCGGGCTGCGTACCGGTGGTGCCGAAATCGCGCCGCTCCAGGACTTGCGGGATCGTGCCGGAAGCCTGCAGGGCACCATCAGTTTTTTGACGCAGGGCGGCCAGCGACCCAATGATCCGGTATTCGGGGGGAAGTTGAAGGCCGCCGAAGCCGAGCTTGCAATTCTGCAGAAAATCATCGCCAAGCGACTCAAGGAAGCCGAGGACTTCGGTCCGCCTGCCTTGCCTGCGGAAAAGAAAGATGCGCCGGTATTTGGCGAAAAAGAGAAAAAGGTCAAGGCCGACACCGCCCTAGATCGAATGCTGGCACTGGGGCAAAAGAACCTATACGGAGCTATCGATAGCGAGGAAGAGCAGCGCATTCTGGCTGAAAAGCGAGCCATGCACGAAGCCTTGCAGGAATATCAGGACCTGCAGCGAATGATCAAAAAGGGCGAAGAAAACGAGTTGGCCCAGTATTACGAAACGGCAGGCGAGGAGACCATGCGCCTGGTGGCGCACCAGCGCGAGCTAAAGGATGCCACCAAGGATAGCTTTTCTGAAATGTCCAAGGCGATCGAAAGCTGGGGGAACAAGGCCGCCGATACGTTTGCCGATTTCGTGGTCGATGGCAAGGCGTCGTTCACTGACCTGGTCAACTCGTTCCTCAAGGATATCGTTCGCATCCAGGCGAAGAGGTTTATTGACCCGATCACGACCCAGGCTGGAGATTGGCTGAATAGCGCCATTGGGAGTGTTTTTGGAACTGGGGGCGAATCTGGCGTAAAGCTCGCCGCCGGCGGCGTCATGGCCGGCGCAGGCATCAGCGCCTATTCCGGATCGGTCGTCTCGCGTCCGACGCTGTTCCCATTTGCCAACGGCATCGGGCTGATGGGCGAGGCCGGCGCCGAAGCGGTGCTGCCGTTGCGGCGCGGACCCAACGGCAAGCTCGGCGTGCAGGCCGGGGGCAGCGGCGTCACGGTCAACATCATCGAAGACAGCAGCCGCGCCGGCCAGACGCAAAGCCGGCAGGAGCAGGGCGGGGCCTCGGTGCTCGATGTCTTCGTCGATCGCATCCGCTCGGCGGTGGCCACCGACATCGCGCGCGGTTCCGGGCCGATTCCGGCCGCGCTGGCTGGCACCTACGGCCTCAACCGTGCGGCGGGAGGGTACTGATGGCAACCTGGCCGACCACCCTGCCGGCGCCGAAGCTGTCCGGCTACCAGTTGCAGCCGGTGTCGCCATCGCTGCGCACCGATATGGAATCCGGTGCGGCCCGCTCTCGGCGGCGCAGTTACGCGCGCAACGACCGCGTCGGCGTGTCCTGGTTGATGACCGACGCCGAATTCGCTGCCTTCCGCGCCTGGTTCGAGGATGATGCCGAGGCGGCCGGCGGCTCCGCCTGGTTCTACACCAGCCTCTGGATCGGCGACACCGGCGCCACGCTGCAGGAGGCGCGCTTCATCGATGCCTATCAGGCGGTGCTGGCCGACCATGCCAAGTGGGCGGTGACCGCCCAGCTCGAGGTGCGCTGATGCCCGATTCGACCCTGTCGGACGCGATCCGCGAGGCGTATGCCAGCGCGCCCTCCAACGTGGTGATCCACCACACAATCGAGATACGTCACTCGTCGTTCGCCGTGCCGATCCGCGTGGTGCGCGACCTGGTCGGGCTGACGGCAACGCTGGAATCAAGCGCGCCTGCCGATGCGTCGACGGCCGTCTATTTCCAGCCGTTTGCCTTCGACCTGGTGCCGCCCGAGGTGTCGATGGAGGGTGCGCCGCGGCTGGTGCTGGAAATCGATAACGTGTCGCGCGAGATCCTGGCCAGCATCGAGCTGGCCATGGCAACGCCTTCGCTGCTTGAGGTCACCTATCGCGCCTTTTTGTCCGGCGACCTCGCGGCACCGGCCAACGATCCGCCGACCCACATGACCATCTTCCAGATTTCGGCCACGCCGATGCGCATCCGGGCGGTCTGCGGCATGCAGGACATCAACAACAAGCGCTTCCCGGCGGAAGAATACTCCGCCGAAGCCTTCCCCGGTCTGGTGGCGCAATGAGTGGCGCCACGCACTGGGCGGCGGACTACATCGGCCAGCCGTGGGTGGCCGGCGCCAACGATTGCTGGAGCTTTTGCCGGCGGGTCTGGGCCGAGCGCTTCGGTCTGTCGGTGCCCGTGATCGAGGTCGATGCGGCGCACCTGGCCGCCGTCACCCGGGCCTTCCTCGGGCATCCCGAGCGCGTGCGCTGGGCGGAAGTGGATAGCCCGGTGGAGGGGGACGCGGTCCTGTTGGCTCACTCCCGCTTCCCGACGCATGTCGGCATCTGGGTCGGCGTCGATGGCGGCGGCGTGCTGCATTGCGAGCAGGCATCCGGGGTGGTGTTTTCCAGTCCAGGCGCCCTGGCGCGCTGCGGCTGGGGTCGTCTGGCCTTTTACCGCCACGAGGCTCGGGCATGAGGGCGACGGTGCTGACCCTGCGTGATCCGTTCAATCCGGCCCGCCGTGACTCGACGTGCGTACGCCGGCGGCGGCATATCGGTGCGCTGGCGCCGAGGACGGCGCTACCGGTGGTGGCCTACCACAACGGGCGCCCGATCCTGCGCCGCGAGTGGCGGCGGCGTGTCAACGATGGCGACGTGGTTGGCTTCGTCGTGTTGCCGCTGGGGGGCGGCGGTGGTGGAAAAAATCCGCTGCAGCTGGTGCTGTCGATCGCGATGATGGCGGTGTCCGGCCCGATGGCGACCTCGCTGCTCGGCGCGGAGATGGCTGCGACGACGGTCATCGGGGATCTGACGCTGGGCCGCCTCGTGGGTGGGGCGATCAGCATGGTCGGCAACGCGCTGATTTCGTCGGCCTTCGCCGGCAAGCCGTCGGCCCCGACGCCGCAGGTGGCGAGCAGCATGGCGGCCGCCTCGCCGACCTACACCATCGGCGCCCAGGGCAATCTCGCCAGGCTCGAGGCGCCGATTCCGGTCAGCTACGGCCGCATGATGTTTTACCCGGATCTCGCCGCCCAGCCTTATAGTGAATTCGCCGGCAACGAGCAGTATGTGTACGAGCTGTTTTGTCTTGGCCAGGGGTATTACGAAGTCGAAGCCATCCGCATCGAGGATACCCCGATCAGCAGCTTCGAAGAGATCGACTACGAGATCATCGAGCCGGGCGGCACGCTGACGCTGTTCCCGTCGGTGGTGGTGACCTCGGTCGAGGCGGCCGGCCAGCTGGCCGAGAATGGCACCTGGCTGGGACCCTATGTGGCCAACGGCGCGGCGACCACGGCAAACACGCTGGCGGTGGATGTCGTCTGTCCGCGCGGCCTGTATTACGCCAACGATAGCGGCGGCCTGAGTTCGGTGTCGATCACCTTCACCGTCGAGGCTCGCGCGATCGACGACGACGGCGTCGCGCTGGGCGCCTATTCGACGCTGGGGACGCACACCTTGTCCGGTGCGACCAGCACGGCCCAGCGCTACAGCTTCCGCTATCCCGTCGCCGCCGGGCGCTACGAGGTGCGGCTGCAGCGCACCACGGCGCCGGGGGGCTCGTCGCGCTACGCGGACGACTTGAACTGGTCCGGCTTGCGCGCCTACCTCCCGGAGACTCGCTCCTGGCCGCGGCAAACCGTGCTCGCCATGCGGATGCGGGCCAGCAACAGCCTGTCCGGGCAGGCGACGCGAAAGATCAACGTGATCGCCACGCGCAAGCTGCCGGTGTGGACCGGTACGGCCTGGACGGCGCCGCAGGCAACCCGCTCTCCGGCATGGGCGCTGGCCGATGCCGCCCGGGCGACGTATGGCGGCAACCTGCCGGATTCGCGCATCGACCTCGATCAGCTGCTGGCCCTCGCCGCCACCTGCACGGCGCGCGGCGATACCTTCGACGGGCGATTCGACAACACGCTCACGCTATGGGAGGCGCTGCGCAAGATCGGCCAGTCTGTTCGTGCACGCCCCTACATGCAGGGCGGCATCCTCCATGTGGTGCGCGATGAGGCGGCGACGGTGCCGGTGTGCCTGTTCTCGATGCGCAACATGGTGCGCGGTAGCTTCTCGGTTGATTACCTGATGCCGACCGATGAGACGGCGGACTGCATGGATGTCAGCTACTTCGACGAGGATGCCTGGTCGATGCGCCGCGTGTCGGCCGCGCTGCCCGGTTCGGCGTCCGCCATCCCGCTGAAGATCGAGCTGTTCGGCGTGGTGCAGCGTGACCAGGCGTATCGCGAGGGGCTGTACCTGGCGGCGGTGAATTTCTACCGGCGCAAGCAGATCCGGTTTACGACGGAGATGGAGGGCTTTATCCCGTCCTTCGGCGACCTGGTCGCCATCAGCCACGACATGCCGGCCTGGGGTACGTCGGGCGAAGTGACCTCATGGGACGCCGGGGCGCTGGTTATGGGCCTGTCCGAGCCGGTCACCTTCGGCGGCGGGACGCACTACCTCGGACTGCGCACCCGGGCCGGCGCGATCGAAGGCCCGTTTGTGGTAACGGCCGGAATCGATGACTACCACGTAGTACTGGCGACGGCTCCGGCCTTCACGCCCTATGCTGGCGGCGCCGAGGAGCGCACGCACTTTGCGTTCGGCGCCGGAGATACCTGGCGTCAGCCGGCACGGATCATGGCGATCCGTCCGGTCGGGCTGTACCAGGTGGAGATCGAGGCGATCAACGAGGATGCGTCGGTCCATACCGCCGATTCCGGCGTGACGGCGCCCGCGGCGCAATATTCGCAACTGCCGAATCTTTACACGATGCCGCAAGTGGCCGACCTGACGGCGCGCTCGGCCCTGGCCGACCCGATGACGGCGATGGTGAGCTGGCGCTCGGCGCCGGGCGCCCGCTATTACGTGGTCGACGTGGCGGTCGACGGCGGCATCTGGACCCGCGCCGGGGAAACCACCAGCAATGCCCTGGCGATCCATGCCGTGTATGCCAATGCGACGCTGATTCGCGTCGCCGCATTTGGATTCACCCTGGGGCCCTTCGTGCAGATCGCCTACGAGACCGTGAGCGACTACATGTGGGCCACCCTCGATACCGGCCTCATGTGGTCGGTGTCCGATACCACCCTGATGTGGAGTTAAGCCAATGACGACGCCGCTGCCCCCTTCATCCGATTTTGTCGGTTCACCCGTGACCGAAGGCGGGTTTAAGTCCGCCATCACCGCCCTGCGCGATTTTCTCTCCGGGCTGCTCGGCACCGACGGCACGCTGGCCACCGCGCTGGCGACTTTAGGCACCATCTTCTGCGCCACCGCCGGCAAAACCACGACCTATGCCGTGGTCGCCGCCGATCGCGGGAAGGTGATCAACTGCACCACCGGGACGTGGACGCTGTCGCTCCTGGCCGCCGCCACGGCCGGCGACGGATTCTCTGTCGGCGTGCGCAATAGTGGGTCGGGCGTGCTGACCATCGATCCGAGCCTGACGGAGACCATCGACGGAGCCTCGACGCTGGATCTGGCCGCCGGGGAATCCGCGCTGCTGGTGTGTACCGGGTCGGCCTGGCTGACGTTTGGCTATGCCGCGACCATTAACCTGACCCCATACAAGAACAAGACGGGCGTGACGGCCGGGGCGCAGTATGGAGGCGCACTGACAGGTACAGGAACTGCTGTGACGACAGGATACGTCAAGCTCGTATCCGTCCGCTGCCTGGTGAGCGGCACCGTCAGAGTGTGGTCTCGCGCCAGGTCATCCGATTCCGGGACGACGGCCTATGTAAAAGTATATGTCAATGGCGTCGCGGTCGGCGCGGAGCATTCGACCGCATCGCTGACGTTTGTCGATTACACCGACGACGTGTCCGTCGTCGCCGGAGACATCATCCAGCTTTACGGCAAAACGTCGAACGCAACCTATCCGGCTGGGATCAACGGGATCGCCGTCGGCGTGGCCGACATCGCCTCTTGCGGCGAGACGGTCACGGCGGCGCGTGTGACCGGAACTGGGCTCGAATAATGCGCGGCCCTCGTGCACGACAGATCGCCGCCATCAATGCCGATTGCGACCGCGCGCTCGAGGCGGGTGTGGCCGTCGATGGCGTCCTCTTCCACTCCGACAACACCTTTCTGCTCGAACTGCTGGCGCTGGTGATGGGTTACCAGGTCGGCGTGCGGACCGGCACGCAGACGATCCGCACCAAGGCCAATCAGAACGTGCAGATGGATCAGGAGCAGATCGTCGCCTTGGCCGCCGAGGTGGGCGATTACCGGACGACGACGTATGCCGCCTGCTGGGCGGCAAAGGATGCGCTGTCATGAAAGGAGCAGGGAATGGCTGACCCTTCCAGCACCGCGGCCGGCGTGCTCGGCGTCAAGTATTCCGCCCTGGTGGCGGGCTTTGCCGGGGG